TCAACCCCCACCCTTGCCGCCGGGGCCGCGCACCCAGCGAGACTTAAGCCCAGCAGCAACAGCATCATCGTCCTTGCGGGCCACTTCCATCTGCACATCACGCACCTCCTGACGGGCCTTCGCCGCCTGCTCGTTGATCTGGTCCTGCCGCTCCTGCCGCTCTGCCCGACGCCCTGTGGCGCGTCCCCGGTAGAAGACGCTGGCTAGCGCCGCCAGCGCCAGGCCGGCCAGCAAGAGCCAACCCTTGATTCGCTCAAACCACACTGGCATTTCCCCCCTCCACCCCGGCAACTGCCTGGGCATATAGCCCGCCCCAGGTCTGCGGGTGCGGCTTGCCGGGCCGCCAGGTCCGGATGTACAGCTCCCAACCGCCTTTCACATCACCAACTGCGGGCAGGCGCCAGGCGTCTGTCCACATAAGCAGGCGCGCAAAGGCAGCCGCCAGCACGTCGTCGAACTCCAGTGCCGGATGCACCACCGCGGCCACTGGCTCCACGCCGCGCAGGCCGCAGATCCTGTATGCATGCTCGCGACTGGCCGGATGGGTCAGCACCCCACGCACCCCGCCCCCTCGCTCAAACTGCCACAGCCCGCGCGCCGGCCCATTGCCAAGCTGCCGCCGATGCAGAAAGCGGCTTTCCTGCAGGCCGATGGACAGCAGCATGACGCGGGCAGCTGGCGTATCCATGCCAGGGGGCAGCAGGGCCAGCGCCGGGTTGATTGCCCACTTGATGATCTGATCCAAGGTCACAATCAGCCCTCCCCGCCACGGCGCCAGCCCAACAAACGCCCGCGCACCTCACCCAACCAGGCCAAAAGGCCCTTCTCTCGCATGCTGGCCATACAACGCATGTACGCCCCCAATACCCACCACGCCGGCAGCCCCGCGAGCAACATGCACGGCCCGAGCATGTAGAGCATGGCCAGCAAGCTGTCCTCGCCAGTCCCGGCACGCTGCGCCAGCCAATGCGCCTGCTCTGCCAGCGAAGGACGCCAGGACAGCATTCCGATAGCCAGCAGCGGCCCGAATGCGAACGAGCTAACCACCGTACATACAATCCGCGTGACGAACTCCCGCGCCGTGCGGGGCGGCATGATCAGCAGCCCCAAGGCTGCCGCCAGAGCCGCCGGCAGTCCGAACGCCAGCGCCAGCTTGATTGCCGCCCAGCCCCCCACCCCCGTGGTACTCGGTTCCATACACTTGCTCCTTTGATGGGTTTGCATTGCTGCCCTCCCTGTAGACGAAAAAAAACCCGCACGTGGCGGGTAGAACTGCGGCAGATCGGTTACTTCGGATGTGCGTCTTTAACGCGCTGGCAGGACTCAACCCAGGCGGAAACTTCGTCAGGCAAAGTCATGCCGGCGCCCTGCAAGTGCTGCGCCAGCTTCATGACGGCGTCCAGTTGATCCCCAATGCTTGGGTACGCCGCTCGGCGCAGCTCGCGATAGTCCCTGCGAAACTTGATCTTCAAAGCGCCCCCCTTACAGCGAAAAAGTGTGCCGCCACGGCAGGTACGGATCGCGTCGGATTTCAACTGCGTACGAGTCGCCCGGCAAAAAATCAAACTCGACAGTGGGCCCCTCGATATCCGGCATGCCCTGCCCTTCAATCGTCAGGCATGCGGGGAACGGGACACTACTGAGTCGCAGACCCTCCACAACGATGGGCATCCTCGCACGCTCAACAAACTGCCCGTCGATGACGAGGTGCCGGTCTGGATCTGCCGCCCCGAACGCAGCGCCCAGTCCTGCGACGACCGCAGTAGAGACTGCGGTCGCCCACGGGCAGGTAACGACGTACATCGCCTGTCCGGTCGTCTTGTCGAACATGGTCCACTGGCCATAGAAATCATCGGGATATGAATCGGCGGACAGGCCTTCGTTTGCTCCCATGTGTCACCTCATCGTTGAATGACCAAAATATTCACTCTGCCGGTGGTGTAGCAAGTCCCGTCACGTGGTCGCTGGCCGTACACCGTCAATGTCAACTGAGATCCACTCGCTACGCTGCCCCCGACATAAAAGCTCTTATCCCCCCAAGATGCATAGGTGGCAGCATCCCCAGTACCGGACAAAATCGTTCCGTAGAGATTTGTTCCAATTTCCAGCTGGTTTGACCACGGGCCACCCGACACAGACAAATCCCAGAAGATCAGGACCCCAGAAGCGCCGTAGGGAATATCAATGGTGACCTGCTGCCAGTTCGTCCCCGAGGTTCGCCCGACTGCGATGTAGACCGACATCACATTCCCCGCAACCACCGCCCCAGACTTGAGCCGTAGGGTGTCGACCTCTGCCAGACCAATGTGCGCAGTCTTGATGTAGGCCGTATCGAAATTCGCCAACTTTGACTTCAGCGAATTCGACTCGATCCGCTCTGCGCTCATCTCTCCAGCGGTTACCTTCTCTGCCCGAAGGCTCTCAATCATCGCGTTGCGGATCCAGGCGTCTCCGATAAGCGCTTGATTGATATAGGTCTTCCCGCCCTGGATGACGAAAGGAACAGACTCGCCCCCGTTGGCCTCATCGAGCACCGCAACACGCTGCGCCGACAGCAGGATCTGGCTGGTCAGCAAGCCGTTGTCGTTTTCGACCCCCACGCCAATGCCAGCCATGAACGGCTTGCCACCGCTTGTCACCTGTGTCTTGATGGTGGTCATCGCCGCCAGCTTGCCGTCAGTGCTTGCCACAGCAGTCTGGGCAAGCTGAGCCGAAGCCTTTGCATCGCCTGCGGTGGCCTGCGCTGTGTCGATCAGCTGGCTCAGAGCGCCATCCGCGTTGGCCCGCGCAGTCGCCTCCTGCTGAATCGCTGCCGCGTTAGTTGCAACCCCCTGCTGGGCCGCTGCGGCTGCAGCGGCCGCGTCGGTAGCCGCCTTGTCAGTCGCGGCCACCCAGGCGCTACCGTTCCAGCGCTTGGGCGTGTTCGCATTGCCTGCGGTGTCAATCCATAGGTTTTGCGGCAGACGGTCGGCCGCGACCGGCGCGCTACTGCGAAAGATGACCTTTCCCTTCCCGCCGGCGAGATCCGAAGCCGCTTGCGCCGCATCCTGTGCCGCCTGGGCCTTGCCGTCGGCAGCAGAGGTGGCCGCCGATACAGTCGTGATGCTCTGCGCTAGCGCACTATCAGCATCCGCCCTGGCCAATTCCTCGCGCTGAATAGCCGCCGCGTTGGCCAGCGCACTTTGCTGGGCAGCTGCCGCAGCGGCGGCGGCATCGGTTGCCACCTTGTCGGTCACCGCCGACCAGGCCGAGCCGTTCCAGCGCTTCGGCGTGTTGGCCCCTCCAGACGTATCAATCCACAGATTCTGCGACTGCCTGTCAGCAGCAGCGGGCGCGCTCGTGCCGTAAAGCACTTTCCCTTTGCCACCCGCCAGATCAGATGCAGCCTGCGCCGCCTGCTGCGCTCCGTTCGCCTTGGTATCCGCAGCAGCAGCCGAGGCAGCCACGGTAGTGACCCGTTGAGACAGCGCCTCATCGGCACTGGCCCGCGCCTCCTCCTCCACCTGAATCGCTGCGGCATTCGCGTCAGCTTTCGCGGCAACGGCCGTAACGCGGCGCGCGAGCGCCTCGTCTTCGCCCTTGCGCGCGTCTTCCTCGGCTGTAATGGCCGCGCCCAGCTGCTGGCCCTGGAGCGTGCGATCTGCGATTTCCTGAGCCAGCCCTGATTTCAGCCCTGGGATCTCGGCAATTTCCCCCTTCAGCTCGGCGCTAAGCATCGTCTGGTCAATCTGACCCTTGATGTAGTCAAGAATCTCTGAGGCATCCGCGCTCGCTTCGCCCAAGATCCCAGCGCCGGCCTCGGGGAACCACGGGCCAGGCAGCCCAAGGCGGTCTACGAACCGCGCCCAAAACCACAGCCGGCGACCAGAAGACAGGCCCATCAGTGTGTGCCCTCGCTGGGGGTACGGGAACACCCCCAGCGGAATCGCATCATCAAAGCTCGGTGTGCTGGAGTAGCGCAGCTCAGTATGTTCCAGCGCCAAAGGCCCTTCGGGGAAGGCCCAACCCAGCTCAATGCCGAAGACAATGCCCTTTGCGGTCAACAGCGGCACCGCCGGCGGCGGCGCAAGGTCACCCTCAAGCACCGTCTCCTGCGACACGGCCCAGATGGACGGCACATTGGCGGCATTGATCGCTCGCACGCGGGCAACATATGCCCCAGCGCGGATATCGGCCAGGTCCAGTTCGCAAGATCCCGTGCGCCCCCCTTCGATCCAGTCCGAGTTATCCCGACGCCACTGGACCTGGTATGCCGTCGCACCGCTGACGGCGGACCAGCTGATCGTCGCGTCATGCCGAGCAATACCCTGGTCAATGACGGAACGGGAAGTCAGCAGCACCTGGCCTGGGGCCGGCTGCACAGACGGCGGAATGACCGTCACGGGCAGGGGGTCCAGCTTCGTGCCGTGGTCAATCGCCGGGAACTTGCTCGGCTCGTACTGAGTCGCTTTGATTTCAGCGACAATGCCGTCCTTCTTGGCAACAGACAGGATCCGCATCAACTGGACCGACAGGTCCTCCGACTCCAGCGTCCAAACTGCTTCGGGTGCCGGCACTTCGGAAAACGGCTGGGTCACCACGATCTTGAGCGTGGAGCCAGGCAAACCAACCATGTCAGCCGTGATCTCTGTGCTATCCGCCGTCCACTCGGTGCTGTCCGCCGTCAGGAAGTGGCCAACCGCATCAGACACGGTACGAGACTCGCTGATCCCGCTGGGCAGGTTCACGACAAGGCGGTCACCCGGCCGCACGCCGATCTGCACGTCGACCGTCACCTCAGTCGCAGTCGCAGCATGAATGCGGCCACCGATCTGCCTGCCTGCCAGATGGGGGTCAGCCAGGCGCACAACCTTGCCCGGCGCGACCAGCGCTTCGTCCATCCCCACCTGCCACTGCGCCACCTGGGTCTCCAGCCGCGAGGTAAGCAACGCCCATTGGCCAGCGCGAATCGCCTGCGACCGCGAAGAGCAACCGAACGCCGTGATATCCAAGGGCCGAATCCCATATCGGGCCTGGCCCTCCTGATCCGTCACAACCTCGACCTTGGCACGGCCCATGTCCGACATGTCGGTCCAGCTCACGCGGGCCAGCGTGTACCGCGTCGAGAGCGGCGACCCGGTGTAGGTCACACGCCCGCCGATGATGTTGCCGGCGGAATAGTTGTAGGCCGGATCCGAAGGCATATCGGCCGCCGCGAGAATCGCTCCGCCGGTTTCATATGCCATGCCACGGAAAATGCCAGCGATATCGCTAATCACCCGCCAGGCATCGGCCTGCGACTGGAGATAGAGGTTGCACGTGAATCGGCGCTCCTGGCCACCCAGGCCATCGGGAACCAGCTCATCGCAGTAGCGCGCAATCTGGTAGAGGCTCCATTTCAGCTGGCTCAGCTTGCCGGCCGGGATGAATGCTCCCATCCCGTAGCGGTCGTTCGAGACAATGTCGTAAAAGACCCAGGCCGGATTGTTGCTGTATGCCTGCTTGAAAGTGCCATCCCAGACCCCCGCATAATTGCCGCGCTCGGGATCGTAGTTCGACGGTACAGAGAGGATGCGGCCACGCAAGTGGTAGGCGCGCGCCGGCACAGACTGGAACTGACTGGCGTCGACCTGCAGGCCTACCAGTGCCGTCATCGGATGCCTCAGCTTGACATCGATGACCTCTGCAATGGAATGCACGAAAGTCGTGTCGCCCACGGTTGCGCTGTTTGCGTTGGGCGTCAGACGGCGCACCCGCAGATTCCAGCGGTTCGTTGCCTTCGGCAGATCAACCCGATGCGTGCGGGAATAGCTCGACGTCGTCTTGCCGTCGGCAGCGGCCTGCAACACCGTGACATAAGCCCCGCCGTCAGTCTGTACGTCGATTGCGTACTCCACGCGGTAGCCGCTGATATCGCCCTTCTTCGTGTCGGCGGAAGTGAGGCCCCGAAACTCAAGCGTGATACGCGCGGCCGACAGCGCCGTGTTTGTCAGTTGCCGGACAAACGGCTGATCAGCTCGCAGCTCCACGCCGACCCCGATCATGCTTTCCGAAGCGGGAAAGCCGGGGATGTAGTCCTGATCCTGCGTGCCGCTGCGGAAGTCCGCCACAACCCCCTCGAAATTCAGCGTGCCGTCCTCGTTCTGAACAGGGGTTTCGTCCAGGTAGATATCCCGCAACAGCTCATCCCAGCCGTGCACAGGACCAACAATCGGCCCCTCAGACACGGCATCCAGAACCTTGGCATAAGAGATACTGTGCAGGCTATCGGGCGCTTCTACGGGCGCACGCGCCTTGCCGCCCCCTTTTCCCCCGCCCCCATGGCCGATGATCCGAACGCCGCCCCGGCGCAGCCCACCAGCAAGCCCTGGCGCCAATGAGAAAGGGGCGCTCGGTGGCGCCCCTCGTTTGATTCGCTTGGACATATCTACGCTTGATCCTCTGCGTAAATGCCGGCCGACAGCACTTGACTGCCGACGAACAATTCCCCGTATAGAACGGGGTAGCAGTTGCCCTGAGCAGTCGTGTTGGCCGCGCCATTGAAGTTGTAGCTCGCGCCGTTTTCGGGGTTATCCCGTGCGGATACAGCGCGCTGCTGCGGGGAAATCAGCTGCACGATCCCCCCAAAAAACATGGCCATCCCGACCCCGGCCACCGCACCCGCAAAGCCGCCTGCGCCAAGGGCGGCAAACGCCCCGCCACCGGGTATCGCCAGACCAGCGCCAACCACCAACGCCGCCCCGAGAACAACTTGGAACAAACCACCATTCTTCGAACCAGACAGAACAGGAGCAATGCGGATATCGCCATCGGCAATATCCTCAAGCTGCGCTTCGCCGACATTGCGCCCAGCAACAAAACAAGCGTATCGGACCCCTCGCCCTTCAGCCCCAAGCAACTCAGCCTCGAAGCCAGGCACAACGGCACAGAGTGCCGCGACCGCCTCGGCAACGCTGCAGACGGCCAGTTTGTAGACTTTCCCGAACTTGGCCCCCAGCTCGCCAGAGAGGCGCACAGTTCGTAGCGTGGTAGCGCTCATACGCCCCTCCCTTCATATCGCACCACCAGCCGGGTAATGTCTCGCCAGTACCCGCCGTACACCACCCGCTCTGAAGGCCGGCCATAGAGGTGATGCAGCATGGCGTTGGGTATCGGATGCAGGCCCGGGGCTTCGCTAAGCGGCGCATCGCCCAGGTACAGCCCGCCGTGGTTCGTCCGGGCACTCATGTGCTGCATCAGAATCATGTCCCCGGTCTGCATGGCTTCGCCTGCCCGCAACGGGCGAAAGCCGGCCTCTTGGAATTGATCGAGATACAGCTCATCTTCGCCGTGCCACCAGCCGTCGGCGCGCTCAAAATCAAGCAACTCGATGCCACGCTCGCGCAGATACCAATCGCGGATAACCGAGTAGCAGTCGAGTACCCCATGCTCAAAGGGGCGACCCAAAAGCGGCGCTTGATACCCTTCTGGCCGAAAACTACGCATTTCGCCTGTGACCACCAGGCCGTCATCGCCCTTGCGCACTTCGACGATCAGCCAAGGCAGCCGATGTGCCTCACAAGACACGCGATCCGCAGCCGATGGCGCTGCGCTCGCCTCTGGATGGGAATGCACCACCAACGCGATGCGACCCAAGTCTTCAGCCGCCGCCCAGTCATCCGGGCACATACTGAAATGGTCATTACCCGGGGCCAGATTGCGGCATGGGAAGTAGCGCTCGGATCTCCCCACCATGACAACCAGCCCGCAAGCCTCGCGCGGGTACTCGGCGATGGCGTGCGCCTGAATGGCGCGTATCGTTCGTTTCAACATCATCGCAACCTGTCAGCACTCGGCGCACCGCCGAAATTCACCACGGCCTCTACCGGCTTCACGCCCTGAGCCGCCGCAAAGCGCAACTGGCAAGAACTCACCAGGCCCGCACAGCGATCCAGCGCTGGATCTCGAACCGGGTCGTTCTGCGCATCGAAGTAAGCGTTGTGCGTGTAGCCGCAGTACGGCCCACGGTAGCCGCCGATCCAGAGCCAGTGGCATATCCCGGCCGTGATCTGACGACCTGGCAGCTTGCGCCCGTCAAAGCTCAAGCTGTTCGACAGCTCAAACTCCACAATCTCCGGGCTTTCCATGGTCTTCTGCTCGATGACCCAGACCTCGGTCGGCAGCTCCTGATTTGCATTTGCCGATGGGTTGCCGCCAGGGAAGTTCGCCGCATCGAGATACTGCTCGAAGGTTTCCCGCACGGTCAGCACCGCGCCCACGAGATCACCCAGCGCCCGGCACATAGACGAGATCACGCCCGGCACCGACTCACCGTTGGCAGCCACGCCGATATTCCCCACCGCAAGCGTCGGCGACGGCTGCCGGCTTTCGCCGGTCCGCTCGAAGTCCCTGGCCTCAATGGCCCAGGGCCGGTATTCGGCACCCTTCCAGAAGATCGAGCGTTGCTGCGGATAACCGTGAAAACGCAACACATCACCACCGATGGCAGTGCAGTCAAGCTCAAATAGCGTCACCCTGTTGCCAGGACTCAGCCGCTGTACGTCGGAATTGATAGGCATAAAAAAACCCGCTTTTTCGCGGGCCTCCATTCCAAAATTCAGCAGATGCGGCTAGGGATTACCAGCCAACTGGGCTTGCGCCTCAGTCAATGCCAACTGCATCGCTTCTAGCTCGGACGATCGAGCGAGGAGCTCGTCATTCAGACGGCTCACCGTCGCCTTCAGAGCATCGTTCTCCTGAATGGCCTTAACCGTCACCTCCCCCAAAATCGCATTCAAAGGGTCCTGCAAAACGACTGGCTGGGCGGCGCCCACATCGGTGCGCGTCTCGCCGGTCAGCGCATTCACGGAGTCAGCGGCATAAACTACGTGCGCTCCAGCAATGCCCGAGGAAGCGCCACGGATGAGAATTTCATACAGGTAAGGCTGCGTCATACTTCCGCTCCGGTAATCTGAGAAATCCAAGCTGTTCCATTCGACACAGCGAGGGCCGCACCGCCTGCTGCATTTGACACATGCACCACCGCCCCGGAATTCGCAGAGGCGGAAGGAACAGTAGCTTTCGTATAAGAGGCCATCCTCAAAGCGGCGAACACGGTATCCTCAAACACGGCTTTCTGCCACACAGACTGAGCCGACGCAGTGATGTAGCGTGTCGATTTCTCCACGCCCTCCCGCGCTCCGACTGTCTGAATCAAGTCTTGTATGAAGACACCGTTTCCGCCACGGGTAACCGTGACGCTGCCGGCCACCGCCTTCAACCACGAAGGGCCACCGACAAGAGAGGCGCCAACCACCCCGCTACTGATTTTGTGAACCCCTTCAGTGAGCAGCTGATTCAAATTCGCACCTTCCGCCAAGAAGCCACGATCGACCGCCCTAGCCACCTCGTCGGGGCGTACATAAGATGCCGCTGGACCCGCATCCACTCCCCAGACAATTGGCTCAGTAATGGTATCCACGAACTCATGGGAAAACGACATCATCGCCAGGTCTGTCGATCCTGGGTAAGCGAACTGCGCGTCAATGATTGATATGGCGGGATAGGAAATACCCTGCAGGTCAATTACGATGCAGTTCTGATTCACCCCTCGACGACACATGCCAATCGGCGGCCGGCTGTTCCCAAAATGACTGAGAGTCACATTGAGGATGCTCCCCGATGACTGGATGTATCCCGCCAGCTGGGCATAAACCAGTGATGCGGTTGCATTCACATACCCAGCAATCTCCACTCTGAACATTGTGTGCCCGGCGCTGTTCCACTTGAAGATCAGATAGCGCGGCGGTTGTGCAGTCCCTGCCTCGCTGACCGCCGTCCCGACCGACACCACCTGACGTTTATTGGACGACACCGGCCCACCTGTGCTGGTTAAGCCGACAGGCATCTGCGCTACTTGAACAGGACGACCCACTGCCCTGTCTGGCGTCAAACCAGCCACACCCGACGCCTGGTCTTTCGAGGCCGAGGGGATAGCCGCATCTGCCTTGGCCTTCGCGGCATCAGCCGTGTTCTGAGCAGCAGTAGCGCGCGTGTCCAGCTCCGCGAAATTGGCATTCACCTTAGTGAAGGAAACGCGCGCATCGTCCCCCCTCCGGTCATTGGGCTGACTAGTATTGATTTTTTGGATTGCCATTACGGTCGGAACTCCTGCTCGAACGTGGCCGAGATAATGTAAATATCGCCGCCCAGCGGATTCAACGAGTAGCCCTTGGCCACATACAGCCCCTCGGTACCAAGCGGTGGCGTCCAAAGAAAAGGGATCCGCCCCCAGTGCCGGTCCAAGAAGTCCTTGATCGGAGCCACCTTTCCGCTGTAGCCGGCGAACTGCAACGGCCAAGACTCGGACCGAGGATTGATCCCATCGCCTGCGCGCTGGACATAGCCCTGGCCGAACCGTGCCTCTAAGCTGCGAAAAGAAACATCGCCCGTGGGGTTAAGCCGGGGCGACCAGCCAAACCGTTCATAGTCCATCAGTAAGCCCCCGCCATTCGGTTATTGCGACTATCCCAGGCAACGCCGCCTTGGCGATACATCCGAACAAACTCTTGCTGGATAAAAGCACGAATGGCATCCGCCAGCCCATGGCCGAAGTTCTCTGGCCCACCATTCGTTTGCACGTCAGCAGCACCATCGCCCTGAATAACTACCGATACATGCACGTCCCCCATGGAAAACTGCGCCCCAGGCGCCACGCCGCCCATCACGAGCTGCGGTGGAGCGCTAGATCCATTGGGTAAGGTTGCCCCCGCATTGAGCGCGTCCAACGTGGATCTGCCAAGCTTTGCTGTGGCGGCGGCATTCAACACATACTCTTGCCCGTGAACAACCCCTGAAACCTGATCCTTGGGCACATCGCCTGTGTAGCCACCAGCACTGAAGAACATCAGGCCATCACCAGCAGCCGATACATCCGCAGCCGTCGCCGCCCCAACGCCACCACTCGCGGAAGCACCGCCAGTAAAGACTCCTGACAACGCCCCGGCGATAGGCCCGATGATCGCCTGCCTGATAGCGATCCGAGCAAGGTCCCCCAGTATTGATTCGGTCAAGCTCTTAAAATTCAACTTCCCCTTGGTGACGAACTGGACCAGCGCATCTTCCATGCCCTGGAATGCGCCCCGCATCGCGTCGGCCATTGCCCCGGCCATATTCGCAGCACTGTCGACATACTCCTGCAGGCCCTGTCGCGCCCCCAAGGTCCAAGACCCTTCAGCCTCAAGCTTGCGCTCAGCGCTCTCCAGGAGAATGCCAACCTTCTCTTGCTCCGCAACTCGAAGAGCGTCAATCCTGGCGCGGTAGTTGGCGTCATCGAGCCTGGTGCTCTCTACCTGCTGGGCCTCCTCCAGGCGCACCCGATCCTCGGCATACTTCTGCCGAATCGCAGCCTCCTGCTCCATCAGCTCTCGCTGACGGTCAGAAAGCCCCACCCCGGCAACATCCACATTGCGGGCTGCGCGATAGGCGTCAATGTCCCGCTGAATTGCGGAGAAGTATCGAGCCGACTCAGATGCCTGGGTGATCGCCGCATCTGCGGCCTTCCACGCCTGAATCTGATCGAACAGGGCCAAGGCGTGCGCGCGAGCAGCCTCAGAGCCGCCAGCCATCTGGATCTTGTAACGCTCGGCTTGGTCAGCGGTCATGCCGAGGGTGGCACGCTGCTCCTCAAGACGCTTGACCAGGCCCTGCACCTCGCTTGTCTGTTGGCCGCCACCGCGGGGCAGCAGGCTGGCACGCAACCGGTTCTGCGCGTCACTGTCGTACAACGGCCCCAGCCTCTCACGCCATTCTTTCTCGGCGGCGGCAAACCGCTCCGCGGGAGTGGCATATTGCTTCATGAACTGGTCATACGCAGTCCGGAATTTATCCAGGCCGTCGACAACAGGGCCGACCCCGCCCGCCGCCCTGGCCTGCGCATCGGTCAGCGCATCGATTTCTTGGCGCAAGCCAGCCACGTTGCCTGAAGCCTCGACAACCTTCTGGGCCAACTCAACCAGACGCCCCCGGCTCGACTCGCTCGCCCGCCCAGACGCGATATAAGACTCAACCACCCCCGACATGGCGACAGCCATATGCTCGGCGGACAGGCTGGTGTCAGAAGCCACGGCTTTGATTTCGGCAGTGAAATCGGCTCGGTACTTTGCCGCCGCCCTCGTTCCTTCTGCCAGAGACGGCTCAAACGCATTGCCCAGATCGAAAATCGCAGTCCGACTCGCCTTGAGCGCCGCATCCAGCTCACTGGTCTTGATGTTGACGACCTGCTGACGCTGAAGGGTGTTCAGCTTTTGAAACGAGGCAACCAGTTCGTCAATGCCGCCCTTGGTATCTGCCACCTCTCGAGCGCCGGCCGAAGCAGCCGCACGGGCATCACGGCCGTACTGCGACCAGGCATAACCAGCTGCACCGATAGCCAGAACGATGGCCCCAATAGGTCCGCCGACAAACGCCAACGCGCCACTGGCCGCCCGGCCGGCAAGCGCAAGCGCCGTCAGCCCCGCCGTTGCCGGACCGCTCGCGCCAGTTACCCCGGCAAGAGTCACAGCGGTCCGCGCGGCCGCCAGCTGGAGCGAGATAAACCCCAGGGCACTCTTAACAGCACCCGCCGCCAACCTGGCACCAACGGCGACCGACAGCGCGCCAATACCGACGACAAGCGCCTGAATGCCCGCCTTCGCCGCATCTGACCCGAGCGCGTCATTCAGAAACTCGACTGCATTGCGCAGTCCACCAAGCCCAGAATCGTCCGTCAACAACGATGAGATCGTATTGCGCAAGCCAGTCAGGGCCCCTCCCAACGTGTCTCGCGCAGCAACCGCTGCGCCGCCGTAGCTCTCTTCCAAGGATTGCAAGACGACGCCCTGCGCCTCAGCAATTCGTCCGGTCTGCTCCAGCTGCTCAACCAGGGCTTTTTGCTCAGCCGTAAAACGAAAGCCCTGCCGAGAAAGAGACGCCAGCCCCTCAGAGGGAACGTCGAGCGACCGGCCGACAGTCTCCGCCGCTGCCTTGATCGTCATCCCGGTGCGAGCAGCCATATCCGCTGCCGCCTGCATCGCGCGCGGAAACTCGTTGGCCGCGATGCCGGTAAAGGCGAGCAAAGCGGTCTGGGCTTGATTGACATCGCCGGCGGAGAAAGTGGACAGCTTCTCCATCTCGGCAGCCATCTTGTTCAGATCGCCAGCGGTCATCACTGCTGCGCGTCCGGTAGACGTCAGAACGGCCGCCAATTGCGCCTGCTCATTCTGAGCGTTCACCGTATTCTGAACAAGGGCACCGAAACCCGCAGCCACCCCAAGGCCGGCCAATGAACTCTTAACCGCCCTTGCCGCATCGGCCCAGCCGCTCTCTACCTCCTTACTCGCTTTGCGCGAAGAACGGGCGGCCCGCTGCATATCGGTTTCGAAGCTGCCGGTACGCGCCAGCAAATCGATGATGATCGATCCGGCAGTTGCCATAACTCACCTACTTCTGTTTGATCGGCAGCCCAAGCGCCGCGAAAGTGCGCAGGTCTGCCTCGGAGAACTGACCGCCGGCCAGGCCGCCCTCAACCGGGTCTGGCATAGGCGCTGAATCGCCGACCAGCCATTCCAGCCGGGCCGGGTAATCGCCTCCGGCCATCACCTGGGCCAACATCGCCGCCGGCCTGTGGTACCTGTGCAGGTCATCGAATGGGGATTCCTGATAGAAGCGCTGCCAAGACCTGAACTCAGCAAGAGTCATGGTCTCCTGCAACTCCCCTACTGTCTTCCCCAATGCCAAGGCAAGGATGTGCCAGAAGCGTCCCCCGGACGTCAGACGTTTCCCGGCTTCATCGCCTCGAAGTTGTTGATCTCCGCGATGATGTCCCCCAGGCGGCGGGCCACCACCGGCGCGATGCGGTCGGCCTGCTCGGCCGTCATGGCCGGCGCCCCAGACGGGGTAACAAGGCTGCCAGCGATCAGGCGGCTGTTGGCCTTCTCACGCTCGCCAAGATCCGCCGAGGACACCTCACTCAGCCATTTGGCAAACTGGACGTGGCTGATGGCCTTGAAATAGAGTTTGTGTTTCTTGCCATCGCCCAGCACCACTTGGCGGACGATCACCGCATCGCTGGCAAACAGCGCCTCCGGAAGGCTATTCGGCTCCATGCTTCCTCCTTATTCCGCCGGTTTGAATGCCCAGGTCACTTTCCCCGAGCGTTGAATCGAGAGCGTCCCAGTAACCCGATCGTTCGTCGCGGTATCGATCGTGACTTCGGCGATGTAGGCATAGAACTGCGCCGCAGTACGGCCCGTCGGCAGCGTGAGGCCACCGCTTACGTCCAAAGTCGGAACGGCAGTGCCATCCGAGAAGCCGACCACCCAGGTCAACAGAAGGCCAGACTCTTTCAGGTCCGTCAGCACGCCCTGATGCGACTCAGCCGTGGGGATGAAGTTGAAAGGGACCGACACCTGTCCCGGAGCGCCCAGCCCAGGAATGAACTCTTGATCCTCGATGGAATCCAGGCAGGTGACGTCAATCTGAGACTTTGCCCCCGCGCCAAGGCCGGTGATACCCGTGGGGCAAGCCATCTTCAAGATGACCGGATCGGGTGTGGCCAGGGTATTGAGCAAGAACAAATGCGTGCCCTGCGTTTTGATAACGCCTGCAGTCATATCGACCTCGAAAAAAAAGCCCTTTCGGGCTATCGGTTGTGAATGAAATCGACCTGAAGGCCGATATGGAACAGTCCTGTGTCCGGCTCTCGGCGGTTCGCAATCACTCGGCAGCTTTGGCCAGCCAGCTCCAGCGCATCCCGAGCTGCCCGAGCCAAGCGCAAGCAGGCGGTATCTTGGTAATCATCCGGGCCTGCCCAACAGTCGATCTGAATCACATCCATATCTGCGCCTGGTGGGCCGCTCAAATGGGAATAAGGGTCCGAGACCACAACAAACCATGTGATGTAAGGCTTCAGAACGCCCTGGGGCGCATTCCCAAAGTGATAAATACGGGCGGGGCTGCCCACGATGGCCAAAACTTCCGGCGTGGACAGGGTCCGAAGAATAGGAGCGAACATCACCGCCCCCCGCTGGGTTCTGCCAGCTTCTTAACAGCCCGATCGACGCCCGCCTTAAGAGCAGTCTCGAACACAGAAAGCGCCTTTGGTGCGGCCGTCACGAAAGCAGGCCGCAACCATGGGGTTGCTGGCTGATGGCTGGATCCGTACTCCAACAAGCTAGCGGTCTTGTGCGTCGTGACCCGCTTGCCCGCTCCCTCTCGCTTGCCCAGCTTCTTCCCGTCATAGGCCGCCCGTTTGACCCTCACGAGATAGCGCTCACCCTTGCCCTCAAGCGGGGCCTTGCCACGCGAAGCGATCACGCTCTTCTCCAGCAGCCCAGTCGTTTCTTCACTATCGCCAACAACAGCTCGAAGATTCGACCGCGCCTCGTCCCGGATCACCCGAGCCGCGCGCGCGAGAGCGAGCTTCACCGGACCACCCCGCTTACTGGCAACTTCTGCCGGCAGCTTTTGCAACGTGTCCATCACGCCGTCCAGGCCCGATGCCTTGACCTCGACTTTCATAGCGGCTCTCCTTCCGGCCTGGCCTCGCCAGCCAGCTCGCCGTCCAGCGTCATCGCGGGCGGGGCGTCCTGCTCATCATCGGCGGCCAACACCTCCAGCAGCAGATCCAGCTTCCCCTCGATACGAGCCAGACTGGCTTCAATACGGTCCAGCTGCCCCATCATTGCCCCTCGCTCGGCCCGTCCACGCATCGCAGGCGCCACTCCCGGCGCGCTGTGGCGTCAGTCTCGGCGGACTGGATATTGAATACTTGGCCGTCCCAGCGCAGGCGCCAGTACGCAAGCACGGTCGGGCTAACCGGAAACCACCGCAGGTTTACCCGTGCACTGGCCTCGGCCTGAGTCGCGCTTCCGCCCTGAAACTCACGACCAGGGCCGGTAAGAACCTCAGCGGGAACGTTTTCGAGTCGCAGGCCATCGGCCAGCACCACGGTCTCCCACCCGCCGCTTCCAGGCACCGTGTAACCGTCTTCGTCGCGCACAGGCTCGCGCTTCGCCTCGAAAGTCACGCGGTGACGTAATCTGTGAGCCAACATCACGCCCCCCATCCAATGCGGTGCGGCGCTAGCTTCACTTCGGCGGCGGCACGCAGCTTAGCGATATCGTCAGGGCTGGCTTGATACGAGGCCTGGAGCAGCAGCATCACACCCAGCACCATACTGTCTGGCGGCGCAGTAAGCGGATCAGCGTCTACGAGCACGCCATCCACCATGATTACGGCGGGGATTGGCTCCAACAGGCCCCGGTTCATGTACTGCACCGCCTCGTCCTCAGCGCTGTCCAGCAGCATCTGCAATTTCGCGTCATCGGCGTTGTGAATGACATCCAGGAACCGCTTCGCGGTTTCTAGGCTGATCACGGACATGGTCAATCCTTCTTGACCCGTGCGCGCCGCGAAGTACCACTCGGCTCGCCGGTTCCGGTGGAGTCGTCCGCGGGGCCACTGGATACGGCTCCCTTGACGGGCGGCGAGACGAACTCCGCCAAGCCCTTCTGGACCAGGCGCTCGCCGATTCGTTCGGACACTTCGAACACATCACCACGGCGGCGCGTGCCCATGTGCTCGAAGGGAGAAATTGCCTTCACTTCCATGTGGGTCTCCTGGTAGCTGGGCGGCGGCACTCCACCGCCCCTGTTTCTTTAACCGCCGGCCGGCGCATCAAGGTCGTCGAAACCGCCCTTGACGAACGCCTCAGGCCGGAACACGGTCAGCGCCACGCGCTCTTCAACCAGCAGGGTCACGCGGTTGGTGACGACGTTGTCGCGGTCTTCCAGCGAAACGGTCAGATTCACGTCCTCGCGGTCCCAGCCCTGCGCGCCCATGGCGAAGGCGCCGACCAGGAAGTCGCCCGCGTCCATGGCCGTGGTCGTGACGATGGAGCGCCCCCACAGGCCGGCCTGCGTGACGAAGCGCGGGTTGGCGAACAGATAGCCGTTCGTCGTGTCCTTCAGCAGTTCGATCGCCGTCCAGTCGATGGGCGAAAGCACGATGCCGTCCGCGGGATACTCGGCCAGCTCGGCCTGCAACAGGGCGAGGCGCAGGCGGTCCAGGCGATTCTCGGCTTGCACGACCACGCCAGGATTGGCGTAGGCGATGGCTTGCGTGTAAACCCCGTCGATGTTCAGGCCCACGCCGCTGCCCTTGAGCAGTTGGCGGTCTTCGACCAGCTTCAGGCCGTAGCGCAGGCGTCCGTCGATATACGATTGCAGCATCGGCACGTCGGACAGGATCTGCTTCGTCGCGCGGATCCAGTGCGCGATGGTGGCCACGGGCGCCGAAGCATCTTCGAGCGTCAGCGTCGACTCGGGCTTGAGGGTGCCTTCAGCCACGGGCGCGGCGTTGTTGGTGAAGCCGGTTTCCCGCACAAACTCCACCGCATTGGACGAGGTGCGCCCCCAGCTGAGAAGGTCGCGCACACGCAGCTGCTGGTTGGGCGGTGCGACGATACCCGGCACGCGCTGGGGCACGACCAGGTCGCCGGCCGTCGTGGTGCTGATCTCGGCGCTGACGGGTGCGCGGAACTTGCCGCGCGGATTGGAGGCGAAAGCAGAGAAGTCCTCGCGCTCGGTAAACTGCTCGCCCATCGACTTCGGCCGAGCGCCCTCGCCGCCACCATTCTGGACTTTCGCCAAGAGTTGTTCGGCGGTGGCCAAACGGGCCTGCAGTTCGCCCTGAGTGGTCAGGGTCTTGTCGATATCGGCGCGCAGCTCCTGGTCCATCGTGCCACGCGCGCTGGCCTTCTCGGCCATGCTCTTCAGCTGGTCGCTGACGGTTTTCAGGCTGGCGTTGATCTGTTCGATTTGTTGTTCCGGCGTCATGATGTGTTCCTTACTTGAGGATCGTTGTGAGAGATGCGGCCAGATCGGCCGTGGTGCTGAGGGCAGCCGGGTGACCCATGCCGCGTCCGGTGGCATCACGCACACCGCTGCCAGCCGAATCGCTCAGGCTGGACTTGAAATCTGATATGAGGCGCTGGGCCTCGCTGCGTGGCAGACCGGCGGCGCGCATGACGGCCTCGACACGGCGCACTGCGCTGGCCGAAGTCTTTGTGTTTGCCTTATCGACCTGGTCGGATGCAAGCAACTCGTCGGCGAAGCCCTGCTCCACTGCCTGGCTGCCGCCGATCCAGGTCTCGCCGTCCATCTGGCGCTGCACCACATCCATTTCCTGGCCAGTGCGCGCCGCATAGATATCAGCCATGGCCGCGTCGAACGGCTCCATGGTGGCGGCGAACTCCCGCAGGTCATGCCGGTTGCCCTGAGCCACCACCCAGCAGTTATGGATCATCAGGAAGCCGGCACGCGCGATCTGCACGGTGTCGCCAGCCATGGCAATGATCGAGGCTGCCGAGGCCGCCAGGCCAAGCACCTTGATGGTCACCTCACCCTGGTGCTCGCGCAGCAGGTTGTAGATGGCCAGGCCCTCGAACATGTCGCCGCCTGGGCTGTTCACGTTCACGGTCACAGGGCCTGCGCCCATACCGCGCAGCGCACTTGCGACGCGTTTGGCCGTAACGCCCTCGCCAGTCCACCAGTCGTAGCCGATGACGTCATACACGCTGATGGAGCGATCCTCCTTGGACTCGATGGCGGCGCGCACGCCGGCGTCCCAGCGTTCCAGGGCGCGTGGCGCCAGATACGACGAAACGGCCGCGCAGGGGCGCCCGCCCGGCGCGGCTGGCAGGGATTTGATGCTCATGGAATTTCCTCAGGTGTCGGCCGACGCGGCCATCATGTCTTTCAGCCAGTTCGCCATTGCAGCGCGGGCCTGTTGATCTGCGGTGTTGCTGCCCAGGCTGTCGAGCGGTGCGAGAGCGGTCTGCACAGTCAGCACCGCAGCATTGCCGCCCATCGGAGCCCGGTCTTCCAGCTCCCGCACCTCGTCGCGAGTCAGGATCCCGTTGTTCACCATGACGCTATAGAACGCAGCACGGGCGGCACTGTCGGAGCGCAGCAAGCCTTCAACGGCAAACTTGGGGTAGTAGCGGCTCCGCTCGGCGGGCGTCAGCAGATCCTTCACGATGGATTGCTCGATGCGCTTGAGCCATGGGCGCAGGGTGAACACCAGAAAGCCGATCATCTGCTGCTCGATGCCGGTGCCCCAACTGGTGGATTTCTCGGTGTGGCCAACCATCCAGGGCGGCACGCGGAACCAGCGGCAGATCTCCTCGACACTGAAAGCGCGAGACTCCAGCATCTGGGCATCCTTCGGGTTGATGCCGATGGTGCCCACCTCCATCTCGTTTTCCAAGATGAGAGGCGTGGCTGAGTTGATGGCGCCGGAGGCTCGCTCAGTGATGAAGGTCCGAGCCTCTTCCCGCTGATTGTCCTTCAGCAGCTTCGGATATTTGAACCAGGTGGTGGGCATCAGGCCGCGCTTGAACGTGCCGGCGGCTGCCTCATCCGTGGCCAATGCTGCCCCGAAGACTTGCGCCCCGTACCTGATGACCGACACGCCGGTTTGACCGTCCAGAGACCAACCCGGAATGGTCCAGATCCGCGAGGCCGGAATGATGCGCTGCCGGCCGTCGTCTTCGGTGTAGCGGCATTCCTTCGCCCCGTCTGCCCTGCGAGTGATAGCCAGCCGCCCGGGATACAGGAACTGCAGGCCGACGACTCGTTCGCCGACCATCAGCTTCTCGCACCGAGCATTGCCGCGCAGCAGCATCGCAGCTACCACGGCCTCCCAGTGCACCGACGACACCGTGTCTGCGTTCGGCTGCGTGCCCAGGATGAAGTGCAGCGGATGCTGCGGAGCTGGTCGCTTGCCGTTCGTCGTGCGCTCGTGCATTCCGAGCGGCAGCGTGCCGATAGTTTCTGAGATCAGCCTGGCGCATGCCCAGACGGCTGACAGCTGCAGGATGTTCTGATCGTTGACGTTGACCCCGGCTGAACTGGTTGCGCCCAGCCGGGCCCACGCGTCCACATCGGTGAGGCCGAACGGCGCGCCGAGCCAGCCGAGCACCGCGGCGCGGAGCCGACCAACCTTCTGCGCTTTATGTTTCATCCGATCACCGCGTTGTTGAAAAAGTCTGAGAGGTCGGGCCCTTCGGCGCCGGCCATCGCACGACCGATTGCCATGATCACTGCCACGGCGCCGTCGATCTTGTTGTCGTTGCCCTGCTTGATGGGACGCATCACGTCATCACTGCCGGGCATGTACTTGGCAATCAGGTTGCCAACGCACCAGGTCATGATCGGGTGGCCGTCATGGTGGAACCGCCCGGACAACACCGCCGCCTCGAACTCCTTCATGGCGTCGGCCATGTTGGTGTAGTTCTGGATAATCGTGATGGGGTTCAGCCCTTCGTCGTCCAGCTGGTGCGACAGGTTCGCCGCGCCGTGCGGGTCGATGGGACAGGCCACCACCGGCGCCAGCTCGTTCACTTCCAGCGCTTCGGCCAGCACGTCGCGGTAGTCGATCTCGGCGCCGTCCGTCTGGATCAGGTGCTCCGACGCCACCCAGGCCTGGTACCGATCCGCAAGCCTGCGGTTCTCGGTGCCCTGCACCGTATCCTCTGGCACCCAGAACGCCGGCGCGACACAGTAGTAGTGCCGCTTGCCCGCGATATCCTTCCAGAACAGCTTCACCTGCGCGGTAAGGTCCACCTTCGACGCCAGGTCGTGCGCCAGGACACAGTCCCAGCCCTTGAACTGGTCCAGCGACAGGCTTGGATCCAGACACGGCGCCGACATGAACTTCGCCATGTTGATGAAGCCGGACTTCGCCGCGGTCCAGACGTTCAGGTGCTTCGTCTTGAACTTCCCGGCGAAGCGTGCACGCCTGATGGCCTGCTGCTGCTGTGCCACCAGGTAGTCCTCGTAGACCGACACACCCATGTTCGGATTGGCCTTGGCCAGCACCTTCGGGTCGGTCCAGTCGTCGCCCTCGTCAATGGTCCAGATCCAGCCGAACAGCTCATCGTTCGGTACCAGGCCCTCGAGCATCTCGATGACTTCCTGCCGCTTGTCGTAGCAAGGCCCGGCGATGTTGGCGCCGGCGGTCGTGATGATGAACATCAGTGGCTGTCTGCGTGCGCCCATGCCGGTCTGCATGGTCACGTACAGGTCATCCGAGTCGTGCTCGTGGTACTCGTCCACGACCGCGCACGATGGCGAGGAGCCGTCACCAGGGTTTCCGATGATGGGCTCAAACCGGCTGCCGTCCTCGGGTCGGTTCAGGTTGCCTGCGTTGACCTCGATGCCCAGCAGATCCTTCAGCTCGGGCGTGCGGTTCACCATCAGGCGAGCTGGCCGGAACACCTCCCAGGCCTGCTTCTCGGTCGTCGCACCGCTGTAGACCTCGGCGCCGAACTCGCCGTCGGCGCAGAACATGCCCAGCGCGACGCCGGCGGCGATCACGCTTTTGCCGTTCTTGCGCGGCACCTCCCAGTAGGACTCTCGAAAGCGACGCAGGCCGTCCTTCTTGCGCACCCAACCGAACGTGCACGCTATGCCGAATGCCTGCCAGGGCTCGAGCTTCACCTTTTGCTTCAGCCGTGCCCATTCGCCCTTCGTGTGCGGCAGGAACTCGATGAAGCGCAACTTCTTCTCGGCCTTGGCCGGGTCGAAGCGGTACGGGAAGTCCCTCGTCTTGCTCTTGGCCAGATCGTCCAGGTGCCGCTGGCACGCCAGCACGATGAACCGGCAGCACGGCGCCTTGCCCCGCACCACGTCGCGCGCGAACTGCGTGGCCACCGCCACGCGTGGATACTTGCCAGTCGCCATGTCACATACTCAGGATGGCGGCCAGCTCGTCGCCGGCGGTGCGTTTCTTCGGGCCCAGCAGCCGCTGTCGGCTCGACGGGTCCAGGCCGAGCAGTGAGCCGAACGTTGCCATCTGCCTGGTGGCCTCGTTGATGACCGTGGCCGCCGGGTTCTTCACCATGCCGCCCTGGGCGCCCGGCACCGTGATGCCGTACTTCGAGATATCGGCTTCTGCTGCACGGAATCTGCCGTATGCCGCGCAGTAGAACTCCAGGTTCTGGATGTCGGTGGCCTGCAGCACCTGTTGCGCGCACAGCAGCGGCGCCAGGTGCTGCCACAGATCCCGCCCTGCTCCCTGCAGCCACTCGGGAGGATCGATATTCACGATCCCCTCGAACTGCGGCGCGTCTTTGTTCAGCGCCCGCTTGCCAGGGTTGCCTGCGGCGATCTTGCGCTCGGTCGGTTTGGGCTTGCGGCCCGACCGGCCTGCGACACCTGCCATAGGTCAACTCCCTAATTTCATTTTTCGCGGGTGTAAAAAAACGATTGAGCGGCAGGTGTCCGGGCAAACGACCCCAGACTTTCTACCCTCCCCCCCTTGCGCGCCGCCGTGAGCGCGATCACAACTGCCGACGACGTCGCCCCGCCTGGGCCTCTGCCTGGCTCTTCGCCCGGTGGCAGTTCCGATTGATCGCCCGCAGGTTGTTCGGGTCATCGTTGAGCTCGCCGCTGGGCCCGCGTGCGTTGTCTATGTGGTCCACCTCGTGCGCAACCAGCGGCAATGGCCTGCGCTTGCACTCATCGCACTGGCACAGGTAGCCGTCTCGCTCCAGGATCTGGTCACGTAGCCGACGCCATGGCCTACCGCCTCGGCCGGCCTGCTGTGGACTCTTTGCCCAGACCCTCGCCAAATGCGCGTGGGCCTCGCAATAGCCGTTGGCATTGCGGTGTAGCGTGTTGCACCCGACTGCACGGCATGGCCTCTGCGGCCTGCGAGCCATTCAGGTACGCACCAGTACGATCTCAACCCGACCGTACCGGCGCTCCTTCTTCGTATCGGTGCGCTTGGCGTTTATCTGCACCTTCCCGTCCTGATTCACTACGTGAACCAGCACAAACCCTCTTCGGGTATCCGCCGTAACGCACTGGGAGACTCGCTCCCCATCCAGCCACACCACCGGGCGCACCGAGCACGGCAAGCCGCGATAGGCGCGATAGCCAGGATCACCCTGGCTCACAGATAGCCGCATTGCCATTTCCTTTGAGTTTGTGCCGGGTGCTACCTAATGCACACCGCCCGGCGCGATGACCCAACCCCCGCGCGCCATGACTAACGCGCGGCCCTCGGTAGCGGGAGGGGATATAGAATGTACATACGTTTTGCTTGACGACCAACCAAAATGTACATACAATTTGATCTATGGACATCACCTACGACCCCGCCAAGAACGACAAGAACATCGCCGAACGCGGCTTGTCGTTCGAACTGGCCCATGGATTCGAGTGGAACAGCGCATTGGTCATAGAAGATGCCCGCCAGGACTACAGCGAAGTCCGCTACCAAGCCCTGGGGAAGATTGATGAACGCCTTTACATGCTTGTGTTCACAGTGCGCGGCGAAGCAATCCGCGTTATCAGCCTGCGTAAGGCCAACAGCAGAGAGGTAGCCCGCTATGAAAAAGCCCAATCCTGAAATGATCGACAAGGACAACCCCGAATGGGGCGAGGCCGAGTTTGCCCGCGCCAAGCCCGCGTCCGAGGTATTGCCTGCCGCGCTTCAAGCGAAGCTCGGACTTCGCCGCCGTGGGCCGCAGAAAGCGCCGACCAAGCAAGCCGTCACTATCAGGCTCTCGCCCGAAGTCCTGGACGCCTTCAAGGCTTCCGGGGCTGGGTGGCAAACACGTATGGACTCCGCGCTGAAAGAGTGGCTACGAACGCACCAACCGTCCTAGTCGGTGCCCGCCCAGCTCTGGATCAGCAACTCGGCACGGGGCGCACCAGCACCAAGGCCACGCTTACGCTTTGGCGTGAAGGGGCAGTTTTCGGGATCATGTCCACCAAACATGAGAGGCTCCAATAAAGAAGCCCCGACCGGATCACCGTATCGGGGCTTTGTGTTGATGAAGCAGACTAAAGAAATCGAACCTGCGGAGCGCCGCCTCTCTACAGGTTCGCAATCCGCTGCTTTCGGCCTCTTAGCCAGCCGTCAGAAAAGGTGCCGGGCCAGACGTGTGCTGCAGATGGGATCGTTGCACACCCACGCCCTAAGCCCACTCTATATCGAACGCGCTTAGGGGTGATCCCACTGATTGCCAGTTATTCCCCGGCTGGGGCAATTCCGCGCGACCTATTGGTTTCGGCTATTCAAGCCTCATCAGGCGCGGTGCGCACTGGGCAACGCCCGCAAAAACGCAAAAACCCTGGTTTTGGGCCAGGGTTTTTTGTCAGGACAGACTTGCTACGAGTCTGGGATTATTCTGCCGCGCCTGATTCACCATGTCAAGTGCTGTCGGCAACTCCTGACTCTGGAAATCTGTCACCAAGCCAGCATCCCTCATTCGGGTATCAAGGCGTACCAGCGCTGCACGCTTCACACCGCCGACCAATACCCGATACGCACTCGCAGGACGCTGCAGCGCCGAGTAGGGAAGGTCAAAGGTATCAGAAAGGCGACGAAGGCGCGGCTGGCCTCTCAGCACATGCGACGCCAGCATATCGGTCACCTCACGTTCAATGCTGCCCTGCTCTGCCTCGGGGGTCAGCCACTCCGAGACTCGGCGCGTGCTTGCCGCTGCCTCCGCCCCCGTGCCGTACTGACCACGAAGCACGTGGAACCCGATGCTGTCACCGAGCGTCCGCTCCAGCACCTTGACGATATAAACAGCCTGGGCATGCCATTCATGAGGGGAAAGCCCTGAGAACGATTTCGGCTCGAATGCTGCGTCAAAACGCTCCCGTAACGCCTCGCAGATCAGCTGAGTCGCGTTCTTCGGCTCGATCGGATAGGCCAGCATCAAGTACGCGGCTGCAACAGCATGCTCCGCGCGAGAGAAAGTACCCGGTTCGTGCCTCATGTCAGATGTACCCCGGCCCGGTGATTTTCGAAGGGATCTTCTCGCGCAGCCACTGCATGGCGGTATCCCAGCCCATGATGATCGTGTGCCGTCCTGCCACCGGCCAATGGCTGGCGTTGGCATGGTGGGCGTCGATCATCACGGACTCTCCTCGCGCCCCCGTTTGGCGATAGATCAGCACCGGCACGCCAGTACCGGCCTGCTCCTGCGCCTGACGCCACCAGGCAGGCAGACAAAGCGTATTGGCGTGCTTGCACTCAATACTGATGTGCGCCAGGGCGGCGTCATCGCATACCACGTCGCTATCACCGTCATGGTTGCGCACTCGGCGGCGCCAGATGATCCCGGTCGCCTCGGTCAACATGCCGGCAACCTTGCGCTCGTATGCTGCGCCCTTCGTTCTGGACAACTTGCTCATGCCCGCCCCCGCTTGCCCTTCGCGCTGGGCCGCATGCTGCCAATCTTCGGTTCGGCCTCCTGCGCACGCGCCGCTGCCGCCGCCATGCACGCACCCATGCGATACCGCCCCTTCGACACCAGCGGCTGCCGGCCAGCCACGGCCACCGCCCTCTCAACCTTGGCCATCCCTTTCACCCTCCCGTCGCACTGGCTTTTCTTCATACCTTCACCCCACGATGGCTGGCCCAATCGAAAATAACCATGCGCCCACCGCCTTCGCGCATGCGATCCATGACGCGCTCACCCAACTCCTGAACCAACTGCTCCTTGGCGAGATTGCTCAACAAGATTGTCGGTTTCATCGCGTTGTATCGAGTGTTGATCACGCTGGAGAGAATGATCCGCTCCGAGTCCGTCCCGTACTGATTGCCGATCTCGTCCAGCACCAGCAGATCGGGGGCGGTCAATTTTTCAATCACTGCCGCCTCGGTCATCGCCGCGTCCTTGCGATAAGTGCTTTTGACCGCCTGCATCGCATCAAGCACCACCGCAAAGCGCGCCGAATAGCCTGCAGCCAGTACGCGGTGAATAATTCCTATCGCCAGGTGCGTCTTGCCTGTCCCCGGCTTGCCGCAGAAGATCAACCCCCGGCCTGACGCGCGGGCTTCGGCAAAGCTATCGGCGTAATCCACCGCAACGCCCAGCGCGATACCCTGCCCGCCCCCAGAAGCCGCGTGGTAGGTATCCAGCGTCTTGCCGTGGTAACGAACGGGCACGTCGGCCTGACGCATCAGAGTCGCCCGGGTTGCCTCCGCCTCTACGCGGAACCGCTCTGCCTGCTGGCGCTTGGCATTGCATACCGTGCAATCCGACCATCCAACGGGCGTTTTCATAGCCATAAACTCGCCGTGCTCCGGGCAGTGCCGGGCCTCCGTCTCGAAGTTAAAACCGGCCATCGTCGTCAACACCGCTGCGGTAGTCTTGGCTGTCGAAATTTCCATGCTGTCTCGGTCCTTTGCCTGCCGGCTGAGTCGTAGGGTTGCGGTAGCGCGGGCTGACTGCGTCACGCTGAGCGCCCCCAAGCCAGTTCACGATGAATTTGTTAATCCCCCGGCGCGTCTTGCGCTTGGCCGGGTTCGCCTTCAGCCAAACGGCCATTTGCCGCATTGCGTCCAGCACGTTCACTTGCGGGTAGGCCGCGCTCCACTCCGCGACCTCTTCACTTGTCGGCACATGCTCGGAGCCGTCACTCAGCAGCATCGGCTGGGCAGCGGGAGGCGGAGCATCGCCATCTTCGGAGCCGATCAGCGAAAACTGGTCGGCAGAAGAAGGAACTGCGCCAGCAGTTACTTCTTTATGTTTTATGTCTTTTGGAAGGTTGTCTTTTGTGTGTCCCGATCCGGGACTAGCGACCTGTCCCAATTCAGGACACCCACCCTGTCCCGATTCGGGACATGTCCCGATTTGGGACACCTGTCCCGGTTTGGGACACCCACCCTGTCCCGATTCGGGACTAGCAGGAGCCTGAGCAGGTACGCTCGGCAACCATTCGGCATAGTTCTTGTTCACGCCCACAATCGAGCCGTAGCGGCCCGCACGCTTATGGATGACCTTCATGGCGGCCAACTCGTTCAAGGCAGTGCTGACGTGCTGGCGCGGCGTCTTCGCGAGAATGGCCGACAGCTGCGATGCCGACAGGTCATCCTCTTTCTTGCCAAAGCCATACGTCTTACGGATCACCGCCCGCAATACCTTGTGTTGCCGGTCAGTAAACGGGTGCGCCAGGATCGCGTCCTCCAGCTCGTTGGAGATCCGCATAAAGCCGTTCTCAAGCTGGGGGGATTTCGGCGTCATGGGCAGCACCACAGCGCTCATGGCGCACTCCCGTACAAAAGCTGATACCCGCGCTCGGCCTCTTCCGGCCACTTACCCATGGCCATAACAGCCTGACGCGTCTGAGCAAGGCCCAGCTCGAAATAGCGCACCTTGTCTTCAGCAGGCGCACCAGATTGATCAATATAGAAATGGCAGCCATAGCAGCCGAAGGCGATGGCCCAGTCATGCGCCTTGATGCCCGCCCCCTTGCCGTGTTTGGCAAGGTTCGAATGGCAGGCAACCGTCGTGTCACGCGCTGACTTGCTGTGCCCCAGGCACCAGCCAGGAACCAACAGCGTGCAAGCCTGGCCCTGCGCCAGATCCAGCAAGGCCCGATTGCGGTAGACAGTCTTGGTGGCACGCTTACCAGGCCGGCGCGCACGCATGGCCGCACGTGGGGGCGCCATCGGGGTCTTGCGCTGCAAGGGCTTGCCGGGCTTCATGGGGGTGCGCCTCATACAGACCTCCACAACCGCTCACCGACAAGGCCGCGGCCAATGCTGCGCACCTTCCCCTGCCGAGTCAGATCAAACAGCACCTGCCGCGCAGCAGCACCAGCAGCATCGAGACGCGACACGCCCTCCCAAGGGTCAACAGGTATCAAGTACGGCAGCAGTACCTCGCCCAGCTCTGCCTCAGAGATCGCCTGCACGAACGTCGACACGTGCGCATAGGCGGCCTGGATCCCCTGGGCCGTCACGCGATAGCCCATGAAGATTTGCCCCAGGCCCTCACGCCGCTGGACGTAGTCAAGAAAGGGCCGGCGGATCAACGCATGAAAGCGCCTGGCGGCCTCGCGGTTGTGATCAAGATCGGCGCGGCTGGAAACGCCGCACACCTGGCGGACATACTCTGCTGCGGAATCGACAGTCACCGGCACCGGGCCACGGTAGTCGGCCTGACCGCTGACCCAACCATGAAATTGCGGCGCCTGGCACTGCATGCCCGACAGACGGGCCAGCTGGTCGCCCCCACGGCGCGGGAAAGGGGTACGTTTGTCAAGGGTCAGCATTCGACCCTCGTCAGGTTGCGCACTGCACGCAGGCAAAGCACCGCCAAGTCCCAGAACGATTTATGCAACGCACTGCGCTCTGCGGGATCGACCCTGCCGTCAGCAACCGCCGCCAGATAGGCCGTATTCAGCTTTCCAACTTTGACGCCCGCCTGCATGATCTTCTGCAAGAGCGCAGCCAGCTCGTCAGGATGGCCGCCCACAGGAGCAGGCGGCACCGACACAAAAACCAAACCATGCTCGACCGATGCGTAGGTCTGCAGCCAATCGCGGGCGTATTCAGCGCCCCCGGCCTTCTCAAGCATCCACTCAGTCAGCAAGGTCGCCATTTCAAAGCTCAGCGACTCCCCCTCTTGGCCGCTCAACTTGGCGCGCAGCGACTCAAAATGGATGCTCTTGCCCCGGCGCTCACTCAGGAACCGAGCAGCATCCTTCACGCCCCCAGGCGTGCGGCGAACATCGTTGTAAAGAACATCAAGCCAGTGATAGGCATCCAAACGGCTGGTCATGGGCTTACCTTGGTTTTGGGAAATATCAGGGTTTCGGCAATGCCCGCGCATCCATAAGATGGGAGGCATGGAACAGAAACATCAAACGTCAAGCGGACCGATCTGGACCTTGTCTGCTGGGTTGGCCGGAGCTGACGGCTGCGGTGAAGGCTGGGCCGGGGTCATCGCGCTATCCATGCGCTCTCTCCTTAAATCTGGCAGTCAGCCCCTTAGAATGGCTTCTCTCACGCAGAGCATTCGTTCCGAGTCAGAGGGGCTGAACAAAAATGGAAATACCAAAACGTGTAGATGGAACTGCCGCGGACTTCCGAGTGACGCGAAACCTCGATACTCAGGTCGTCTATCTGCAGTTCGAGCTCACCGGGGAACCCGACCCGACTTCGCAGAAGTGGACGGACTGGATCCCAATGAGCGAGCCGCTTCTTTCCAGAGCGATCGCGAGTCTTCAGCTCCAAGTTCAAGCGTTGACCCTTGCAAGACGCGGGCTTTTAGAAGACGAGAAGCATTAGGAGTAAGGCCAGGCAGTGGGTTCGCTTCGGATGCAGTAGGAGTGGCATGAAGGCGCAGCGCAGGCCGGATCAACCACAGCACGAAGCGGGCGTACAGAGAACGCATTAGGAAACCTCCCTCTTGAGACAAGGAGCAGCGCTGCTCGTGAAGAAAAACTGAATCAGCTGCTCACGCGTGAATCCAGCCCTACGACGTTGACAAGCCTGCCAAAGCGACTCCATTTTTCGCCGACGGGGAATCCTCCCTGCGCGCACTAGGTGGACCTCGATGTAGCCGGTTGTAGTCCCCGCCTCGAGGGCGAACGCACGCCGTTCCTCTGCGCTAAGGGAGAGGTAGAACGTCTTGAAATTGATGTTCGGTGTGGTCATTGGAAGAGTTTATTACCTTAACGGTAATAGCTCAACCAAATGTTTACCTTATTGGTGCATTTACCATTGTGGTAAAGCGATGTGCAATGAAGCCATGAAATCGATCAAGAGAATTCGCCAAGAGAACTTTGCCAGGGCAGTTGATGAGCACTGCAAAGGAAGCCAGACTGCGGCAGCAGAAGCTCTTGGCTACTCCACCCCGTCCCTTGTCAGCAGGTATGCCACTGGGGCAAAGGACATAGGGGACAAGACAGCGCGGAAGATAGAAGCGGCTTTTGACTACCCTGCATATTGGATGGACGCCGACCATTTAGACATCCAGCCCCCCTCGTCTCAGCCTTCCATAGACGGAACGAAACTGACTGTTACCATACATAGATATGACACAGGAGGCCGGATGGGAAAGGCTGGAGTAGCGCTTCGGGATCAGCCTGGCGTGATTGAAAGCTGGAGCGTTAGCCGAGAGTGGCTAGAGAAAAATGTGAGGAGCGCCGGCGCAACGAACGGGTTGTGCATCGTCACCGGGTTCGGTGACTCAATGCGGCCGATGTTCAACCCGGGAGATCCCCTAATCGTAGATTCCAGCGTCAAGTCAGTGGACTATGACGCCGTCTATTTTTTTCGTGTTGATAACGAAGGCTTCATCAAACGGCTGCAGCGCGTCCCCGGCAAGGGGCTACTCGCGATTTCAGAGAATCCGGCATACCGGGACTGGGTCATTGACCCGACCATGGATTTCGAAGTGTTTGGCCGCGTTCTTAAAGTATGGTGCAGCCACGATTTCTAAGTCGTAGCTACCCCCGCAAGGTCAATCATCCATAGCTGACTCTAGCAGCGCCAGAAAGTCGCTTTCGCCAAGAATTCGCAACTCCGCCCCTTGGCCAATCAGCGTCTCGGCCTTGATATGTTTGGCGCTTTTATCCTTCCCGCCGAGCTTGGCAATGTCCTGATCCCCGACAACCAGGATAGTAGTTTTCTTGGTAACGCCAGTCGCAACGTCACATCCAGCCTTGGCTGCCCGGCTGGCAGCCTCCTGCCTTGACATCGACAGCTGCCCTGTGAACACGACCACCTCACCCGCCAGGTGGCCATCCTCATTGCCTTCCTGCGCTACAGAAGCAATGTATGACCCATCCGCCTGCGGCAGCCTACGCTTCACTCGGCGCAGCCACCACTCCAGCGGCTTACCACTCTCTTCAATCGCCCTAACTAGAATGATCCCCGCTGTAGCAGCGTCGGCGAGCGCGTTATGGTGTCGAAACGTGATCCCCAGCATGTGGGCGACGTTAGCGAGACCATAGCCCTTCCGTGATACCGCAGGCCACGCCCTCCGAGCAACTTGCGCCGAATCAAGCCAAACACAATCACCTACGACTCCGCCCGAGATAGCGAAGGCTCTGCTCAAGGCTGTGCGGTCGAAACCTGTGTGTGACACCACCACCGCACCATCTAAGCGACCCCTTACCTCGGCCATGAGAGATTGAAACGACGGCGCCCCACGAACTGCTGATTCTGTAATTCCGTGAATACGCGTATTAACTGGATCGAAGTAGTCCGCCGGGTCTACCAGCGACAGCCATTCATCGACTTTCTCCCCGCCCCGAAACGTTGCAATCCCGATCTGGCAAATGCTCGCCATATTTGGGTTAGCTGTTTCCACATCAATCGCGACAAAGCTTGGCATCACCACTCTCCGTAACAGGTCGAATCTTGATCGTACCTTAGGTGACAAAGTAGGCCAAAGCTATTGAATTCCCAAAACGGTAAAAAAAAAATAATCAAAGCAGTTACCGTTTTGGTTCCATTAAAATTACCATTTAGGTAAACTCTTTCTACGACCTGCTCTTTAACAACCGAGGCCGCCCGCCCCCAACCAGGGAAGGGCGAAACAGAACCACCCCAGAGGTCAGCGCCTCCGGGCCTCTGTGTTCCTGGCAAACGCCAGGAAACGCCCAGCCGGGCGTGGCGACGATAACCCCGGCCATCTGCCTGCGCCGTGACAGGACGCAGACCGATGATTCGCCCCATGCAGGGGCTTGGAGAAAGCAATGGAGTACGGATGGCCGCAGATCGTGGTGATCGTGTGGTTCGGCATGTGCATCTGGGTGTCGTTGATGAACGACGGACAGCCGATAGGCGGAAAACACAGTTTCGTGGTCCGTCTGATTTTCACCGCCATCACCGCCTGGATCTTGAAAGAAGGCGGCTTTTTCTAAACCCCGGTGCGCCGGGGATGCACTGAGGAAATGACTATGACAACCGTACACGACCTGCTGATGATCTGCCCTGACGACCAAATCACGCGCATGCAAATCGTGTGGAAAGCGGTAGCCGCCGGCCAATGGAAGGAAGCCGCGCACCATCTGCGCAACGCGGAAAATGAAGGCGAATCGTCCTGGCATGACCGCTGCGGCATGCTGGCTGATGAGTTCGATAGCAAGGTGGAAGTATGCGCCGCCTGATCTTCATCCGCCACCGGGTTCTGCGCTTCACGCGCAGCGACCTGACGGGCTTTCAAGTTCTGTACCGTGACCGTCTGCTTTTCGGCCGCATCCGCGTCTGGCGAACTGAGATTGACCGCGAAGACGTTCCATCTTGGGCATTCATTGCGCAAGCCTGCCTCGGGTCAACAGACTGGGAGTCGCGACTATTCAAAGAGTATGCGCATCTCCGGCCCGCCTGACAGCCCCTACTCAAGCGCCTGCGTGCGGGGGATCGGCAGCGGCTGTCGCTGACAACAGAGAAAACCAATGAAAAAACTCCTTATCGCCTTGCCTCTCACTGTCGCAATAGCTGGCTGCAGTACCGACGCCGACGTCGCGCAACGCAACCTGTCAAAAGCCGCAGACCAATTCGAGATAAACCGGCGCATCGTTTTCTACAACGGAATCACTGACCGCTACATGCTCTCCATCGAAGGGCTGTGCAGCGTTGAAACCAGCAGCAGTGGCCATGTGCTGCACGTGATCTGCAAGACCGGCCCGAGCGAATTCAAAAAGCACATGCTGGGCTTGTCCGACAACGTGACCTTCTTTGTCGAGCAGCTCCACCCCGCCAAGGCCAGCGTCTACCACTACCGCGTGGTGTTTAAACCCCAGGCAATCATCCCGGATATCGAGTTTGCTGGAAGCACCGACGCTCTGAAAGTCCTCGCCAAGTAAGAAATACAGCGACCCTCCCCGCTATATCGGAGGGCCATCGATCTAGGCGTCACCCCGCCAGCCACAAGTCGGGGCCAGCAACCAGCGGAGGCCGTCATGTGACCGCACCGAGGTTTAGCCCCTGAGTACGCGGGCGCAGAGAGCCGGGCGATATCGGCATGGGTCATAACTTGGCTGATGGCTGGAGGAGCACCCACCCTCTGTATGCCAGGTGACGCCGCCAGACGACATTTGGAAGGACGCCAGCCTGAGGCGCACAGGCCCATGAGGGACATGGCCATAGCCCTAACGCCCTGGCAAACCAGGGCCATCAAGATCGCCCCTCGCCGACACCGGGTTAGCGCCGGGCAGTCACCCCCTCCTTGTGAACAAACGCTGCTTCATGCGAGCGGCTAGGGGCGACCTTGATGGCTTCGCCTGCAGCACCCCTCCCCCACATTCCCCTAGGAATCCCACATGAGAAAGAAATCATCGGTGGGCCGGCGTGCTGCCGCCCTGCTCAGACTCGCCTATCGAAAGCAATGGGACATCAACGCCGTCTGCTACGGCGGCAGCATCAGCGCACTGGTCTTCTGCGCGCTCATCCTCACCGGAGTCATCGGACCCAGCCTGGATGCCAACGACCAGACCGCAGAAGAACGCACCCGAAAAACCGCCATCGCCGCAAAGGAGTAACCGTGGCAAGCGTCAACAAAGTCATCCTGGTGGGCAACCTCGGGCGTGCGCCTGAAGTCCGCTACACGCCCGACGGCGCAGCAATCTGCAATGTCTCGCTCGCCACAACCTCACGCTGGAAAGATAAGGCCAGCGGGGAACCCCGCGAAGAAACCGAGTGGCACCGAGTGGTCATGCGCGGTCGCCTGGCCGAGATCGCCGGGGAATACCTGAAGAAAGGCGGGTCGATCTACATCGAGGGGCGCATCAAAACCCGCAAGTGGCAGGACAAGCAATCCGGCGCTGACCGCTACGCCACCGAAATCATCGCCGACCAGATGCAAATGCTTGGCGGCCGTGAGGGTGGAGCAACCCACGAACAAACTCGCAGCCCCTCCCACACGGCTGCGCCGACCGACCCCGACATTCCGTTCTAGCCCCTGGAGTTTCACATGTGGTTCAAAAACCTAAAGGTCTACCGCCTTTCGGCCGCTTGGTCGTGCCTGGGCGAAACGCTCGAAGCTGCGCTGGCGAAGCATGCCTACCAGCGCGGCAGCAATCTGGAAATGCAGCGTCTGGGCTGGGTATCGCCCCGCGAGAACGGCCAGCTGGCCCATGTCGTCAACGGTCAGATCCTGCTATCGCTGCGCGCCGAGAAAAAGGTACTGCCGTCGTCGGCCATCAATCAGGCTGCCAAGGCCCGCGCGAAGGAAATCGAAGAGCAGCAGGGCTACAAGCCCGGCCGCAAGCAGATGAAGGAAATCAAGGAGCGCGTCACCGACGAATTGATGCCGCGCGCCCTGTCCGTCTACCGCGATACCCGCGCCTGGATCGACACGAAGAACGGCTGGTTGGTGATTGACGCAGCGGCTGACGGCAAAGCCGACGAGGTGATAGGCCTGCTGGCAAAGACGGTCGACCCGCTGCCGCTGGAATACCTCTACGTGACGCAGCCCCCGGCTGCCGCCATGACTGGCTGGCTGGCGACAGACGAAGCGCCCGATAACTTCAGCATCGACCAGGACACCGAGCTACGCGCGAGCGGGGCCAGCAAGGCCACAGTCCGCTACATCAAGCACAGCGTGGACGCCGATGACGTGTGCCGCCACATCCAATCCGGCAAGCAATGCACTCGTCTGGCCATGACCTGGGCTGATCGCGTGTCCTTCGTGCTGACCGAGGGCCTGGATATCAAGCGCGTCACACCGCTGGATGTGGTGAAGGAAGGCTCGGGCCCCGGCCTACCGGACGATGAGCGTTTTGATTCGGATTTCGCCCTGATGACCGGCGAGCTGGCAAAGCTGCTGGCCGAACTGGTTCATGCCCTGGGCGGCGAGACGGCCGCATAGCAATCCAAGGAGAGCCCCATGAGTGCATTTTGCGTTTTTTGGAATGACGGAAATTCTGGCGAAGAAGGCTGCCGAGAAGGCATGGCAAAAGCACGTGACCGCCATGCCCCCCCAGGAGCGACAACACGTCACTGAGGCCGATGAGTCCGCGTGGGTTTCCCTCAAGACGGCGGTGATCCTTCAGAAGGCCAAGCCGGTCCAGTTGTCAGCGCCATTTTCCACCCCGCACTTCGCGCAAGACTTCATGACCCTCGCCGGGCGGGCTGGCAGAACGTCCCGGCTCCGCATCATGGTTCGCGGAGAGCTTCACGACAAAAGCGGTGCTTTGCGCATTAGCAAAAGAACCAAGCGGCCAATCATCGGCTGGATTCCGTACTAATCCTGCGACTTCAGTCCAGCCCAGCCACGAACAGGAATCAGCATGGCAAAGAACAGCATCGACGCCTACGGCGCCAGCGGTAAAACCAACGTCCTTTTTTTCGACCCTGACGCCCTAACCCTAGTTGCCGATCCAGTATCGCCGCTGTACGACGAGCGCGTACACCTTCCGGTAGACGAACAGCTGGCCCGCAATATCGACTACCAGGGCGTGCTGGAACCCGTCGCGGTATCCAAAAACCCGGAAACAGGTGCCGTCGAAGTCGTCTATGGCCGCCAGCGTGTCAAGTCCACTCGCCTCGCAAACGAATGGCGCAAGGTCCGTGGCGAACCTCCCCGCATGGTGCCTGGCATCGTCTACCAGGGGAAACGCCAGAACGCCCCGGATGCCATCGCCAGCGAGAACGAAGCCCGTACCGCTGATACACCAATGGGCCGCGCCGAAAAGATGCGCCGGCACATGGCCTTGGGCCGTGGCGAAGATCAACTGGCGGTCATCTACAACTGCTCAGTGGCCACCGTGCGTAACACCCTGGCCTTGCTCGATTGCTCCGCCCCCGTGCAAAAGGCCGTCGAGGCTGGGCAGATCACGGTATCCCATGCAACAGCACTGGCCAAACTGGCGCCCGATGAACAGCGTTCCAAGGTGGCCGAATTGATCGATGCCGGCCAGGGTGTCAAACCCCATGAGCGCAGCCGTAAGCAGGCCGCAATCATGGGCGAGCGCCCCCGCCTCAAGTCCCGAAAGGAAATCACCGCCGCCCTGGCAGATGCCCAGGGCGAATACGCCGCCGCACTCCGCTGGGTGCTGGGCGCAGATCAAGCTACCGAAGGATCAACCCATGCGGAATAAGAAAACGGATTTTGATACCACCCCAGTCTGTCCCGCCACCCCTGCCGCAGACGAGCGCGCCCCTGTGGCCCCCAAGGCGAAGCAATGCGTTGCCTGCGAAGGCGCGCCATCCGGCGACAACATCCCATGTGCCGTGTGCGGGGCGGATCCCGCGCCACCGGCCAGCGAAAACCCGCTCAGCGATGAGTACGTCAATGTAGTGATCCGTGGCTACGGCTACGGCAGCCCGGAATGCGTGATTGCCCGGCTTCACCAATGGATCGGGCTGCACGGCGGTAAGAACAACGTCACCCTGCTCATGTACGAAGCCCACAAGGCGCTGGTAAAGCTGCGCACCCCTGTAGCCGATGAGCGGGCGGCGTTCACCGCGTGGCTGGCGGGCTCCTACCCGAGCGTCTACAGCGAGCCTGAAGCCGTGCGCCTTTGGCATCACGGGCACGTTGCCGCCCTGGCATGGCAAGAGCGCGGACGCCGCGCCGCCCTGGCAAGCGCCCCTGTAGCCAAGCCTTGCCCGGTGGAGGAACAGCCGGACGGCACCGTAACGCCAGTAGACCCCGTGGACATGGCAAGCGCCCCTGTAGCCGGGGAGGCGATCCAGAAAGCGAAACACGACACCGCCAACGCCGAGACAGAACGCGAGCGCGTTATGGCGCTGGCCTACTGGCTTGATCAGCAGACTTTCGAGCCAGGGATGCTTAGCTGCGCAGCCGCCACCCTGCGGGCCATGTTTGACCGGTATGCGGTGAATGAGCTTGTCGCCGCCGAGTACAACCGCTGGATACGCGCCCATGCAGCAGGGCAAAGCTATGACACCTTCCTGATTGCCGAGCTTGCCGCCCAGCAGGGCGAAGGGGGTGGGGTATGAAGCGCATGACGTTGGAAGATTTTCAGACCGCGTGCAAGACCCAAGCCCGCAGCAGTGAATTGACGACGGTGAAGTGCCCGATGTGTGGCTGCCTGCAGAACGCGATCGACTTCATCGCCGCGGGCGCCGGCAATGATTGGGACGGCGTGGCGCGCTATGTCGGCTTTTCCTGCATCGGGCGCTTCACTGGCGCCGAATCGCCCAGGAAGGTGCCGGACGGCAAACCCTGCAACTGGAGCTTAGGAGGGCTATTCAAGACCCACCGCATGGTGGTGGTCACACCCGACGGTAAAGAGCACCCACATTTCGAGCTGGCGAGCCCAGAGGAAGCTGCAGCGCATTGCGCCGCCCAGCAGCACAAGGGGGGAGCGTGATGCGAATCCTGGTCACAATACTGGCAGCCTGCACAATTGCGGGCTGCTCCAAGGACCCTATCTCCGTATCCGACACAGACAACGTCGGGATTCAGGTCGCAAAGCTGTTCACGCATAACGGTGTGACGGTCTTCCGTTTCAACGACGCCGGCCGCTGGGTCTACTTCACCAGTAATTCCAGCGATGTAACCGCGCTGCATACGGAGACATACGGAAAGGGACGTACTCGGACAGTAAGGGTTGAAACGAAAGGCGTTTGCCCATCCTGCCGAGGCGAAGGGAGGTGAGGCATGACAAACGGCCCCGATATCCTTAACGAGTTCACGAAGGAAGAAATCATTGCCTTCGTGCGTGAAAAGGGACTCTTCCTACGCATCAGCCGCCGAGACCTGCTTTTCATCCGCTGGAGGATTGCCAGCGAGAAGCTGCTGGCCGACTACGATGCGGAGTTAGCGCGCTGGGAAGCCGAGAAGCCCGACCTCGCGAAGCGCGACGCACTGGCCGCCCAATGTAACGCGACCACCGACCTCCAAGAAAAGCTCCGGCTGTTACGCGAGATCGAACCATACGACAAAGCCCTGCAGGACCACCTGACGCGCACCAGAAAGCTGGACGCCCGGCAGAAGACTGTGGACCGCATGTATCGCGACATCGGAAGGGAGGCAGCATGACCACCAACACCAGCAGCACTGTATTGACAGACGCCGAGCGCCGCACACTGCTCATTCGGGCAAACCACCCCGGAATCGAAGGCTGCCGCCGCGAGTATCTCATAGCAATTACGGAGTCTGCGGTACTGGAGAAGCTGCGCAGAAATGGCTCATATATGAGTCACAAATCCGCTTTTTGCTTGACTTATAGACCACCGAAATGACCGAAGCCATCCAGCAGATGCTGGACACCACACGTAATGCATAAGGCCCGCCTGGAGCGGGCCAATCTTTGGAGCCGACATGGCCATTCTGACACCAGCCGAAGTCGCGGCCAGGTTGCGGGTCAGCCCCAACACTGCGCGGCGACTGGCCGCCCCCGGCGGGCCTATCCCGTGCTATCGGGTAGGCAGGCAAATCCGCTTTGAATCCACCGATGTTGAGGAATACGAGAACTCATGTCGATCTACTTCGATAAAAGCCGCCGTCGATATCGCTTTGAGTTCGACCGCGTTATCTCCGGCCGGCGCGTCCGGGCTACGAAGCTTCTTCCAAAAGCATGGAGTCAAGCTCAAGCCGACGCGTTCGACCGGGAGGAAAGCAGCCGCCTCTACGCGATAGCGCAAGGAATCGAGCACGAATCGCCATTGATCGAGGCGGCGGTTCAGTTCTACCTGGAGAAAAAAACCGACCTGAAGTCCCATGGCACGGCCATGGGGCACCTGGCCGCAGTGCTTGAGCACTATGAGGGAAAGCGATTCAACGAACTGTCCGAAGTGTGCGAGCGGATCACCTCAGCAGGCCAGAATAAACTAGCACCCGCGACAATCAAGCAACGCATCGTCTTGCTGCGAGCGGCATGTCGGTTCTACTGGAAATCGAAACGACTTGGCATCCCTGACCCGGCCCAGCACGTGGCACTGCCGGAAGTGCGCAACGAGCGACATGAGTACCTGACCAGGCAGCAAGCCCTGCAATTGGCCAGGGCGTGTAAACGCCGCCCCGCTCGCGCACTGATCCTCATCGCCTTCTATACCGGCATGCGAAAAGGCGAAATATGGAAGGCAAAGATCGAGCCAGGGCGGTTTATTCTGGAAGACACAAAGAACGGCGAGCGGCGCGTGGTACCCATGCTGCCAAAAGTCGCGCGATACGCACTCAAGCACCTCCCGCCGAAGATCAGCTACCGGTCTATGATGATCTGGTTTCGAAAAGCAGCCGAAGCTGTGGACCGGCCAGGCCTCCACTTCCACGATCTACGGCACTCGACCGCAAGCGCAATGGTCCAGGCCGGCACACCGCTCTATACAGTCGGCAAAGTGCTAGGCCATAAGAGCGCACGATCAACCGCTCGGTACTCGCACTTGTCGACCGATAACCTGGCTGACGCCCTGGGGGCAATCACTCAAAAGGGTGTGGGGAAACTTTGA